AATGTAATGTAGTTCCATCAAGATACATTGTAGGTGCTGTATCTGTAGCAGAATTATCTCTAAGATCAAATATTCTTTGTACACCTGATACACTGCCAGGTCTTATGAATGCTTCTAGACACCAGTTTGCTGTACCAAATCCAAAGTCTTCGTCACTTGGAACTTTTACGTTATCCTCAGTTCCGTCTAATAGTATGGATGCTGTGCCAAACTTTTTCTGTGCTGTATCTAACTGTGAGTCACCAAATCTACTTAATACCTTAACTGGTTTATTGACAGTTGTAAATTCACCAATTCCTTTTCCTGTAATGAATACATATGTACCATCATTGCTTGCAACCACACCTCGTGCAACTGCTTTCTTATAAGTGACGTTACCAGATGTTGTGCCAGATGCAGAACTGTCTGTATATGTAAAAGTATTGTTATCTACTTTTGTAATCTGATAGAAGTTATCAGTTCCTGCACCACTAATATGATCTGCATAGATGTAGTCATTAGTCGATAGACCATGTGCAGTTCTTGTCAGTGTAATTGTAGCACTAGATCTTGCATAAGTTCCTGACTGGAAACTATTTTCTAATTGATATGCAACCTCAGATGTAGAGAATGTTCCACTAACACCACCTAGTTTCAATCTAGTATTACCAGAACCAGATTTACCAGTTGCACCTTGAACACCTTGAATACCGATAGATGCAAAATAGTTGAAGCAATTCAACCACTCTACACGCATACCATTAGTAATCTTTACACCAACCTGATTAGGTGTAATGAATGTACACTCATTGAATAATACAGAACTATGCTGTGATGCAGATGCGACATTTGCACCATCTAATAGAGCACCACGTCCTGCATCTCCCTGTGCATATCCATAAGGATCTGAACCAGATACTACACTACCTTTTGTTAATACAGTAATTCTCTCAACATAAGGACTCTGTGTAGAGTTCATGTTTGATACTACAACAAAAGCATATCCTTTATCGTTGCCACTGTCGTAGAAAAAATCTTTGATTGTTAAGTCTGAGATATGTGCATCACCAGACAATATAAATGCATTATTATTATTTGTAACAGATGTTGGTTTTACAGATGTGGATCTTAGATTGGTTCCACGTAATGTAACACCATCAGGAATAGTCATTGGGAAGACTTCCTGATATTCGCCAGGTGCAACTATGATTGTATCACCTGATGTGGCAGTTGTAAGTGCCTTTGTAATAGTAAGAAAAGGTGTATCGGGATGTAAACCACCGTTACCACCATTAGGAAGAGTTGAATTATCCGAACCTACCGATGCAACATAAAAAGTATTGCCCTGACCATTCGTTATGTCAGTAGACAACATAGAAGTAACCACCTCACCCGTGTTGGGTTTCTGGTTTGCTACTTCAATTATATTTGATCCGTTTCTAGCGTATAACTTTTTATCCGCTATATTAAGAGCGACTTCACCGTCTTCTAAATTAGAAGTCGTCGGGACTGTCGCTGCTACCGTCGATCTCTTTAGTTTGATTCTCGTTGCCATCTAAAGCATTCTCAGATTGTTGGTCAGTGCTCATACTATTTAACTGAGTTTGTAAATCTTGGATTTGTGCCTCCATCATTACATTTATCAGTGTCAATTCAGAAATTTTCTTTTGTAGTATAGAAATAACAATTTTTGCGTCCATGTTTTAAAACGTACCACCGTCGATTGTGTCAGTCCACACAGGTACACCCGCTGCTGTAACTGTAAGCACTTGGAATGATGTTGTCGCATCAGCACCTGTGCCAGGTGAACTCATATTTGCCTCTGCAGTTACCTGTAAAGGATTTGTACCGTTACCATAAACGATACCATTTGATGTAAATGTACCAGCTCCAGTACCACCGAACTGAACCTCAAGGTCAGTATCGAGTTCTAGATCACCTAGTACAACTGTACCACGGTTACCTGTTACACCAAATACAGTGTTTGTATCTGTTGCATCTTCAATAAATGTCCATGCACCAGCTCCGTCACCACCACCTGTGCGGTCATAACCGAAGAAACCAAACTTATTAGTTCCAGAAGCATTGTAGTGAACCTTAACACCACGATCTAGTGCATCATCAGCACCACTTACTGTGACAAGAACAGAACCAGCTGCCATTGTTTGAGATAAGTTGTTGCTTAATGTAACTGTTTTAGTTCCAGTATTAATAGAAGAAATAGTTGTGCTGTTAGGAATTCCTGTAGTTGTTGAGGTAACTGAGTCACCAACTTGTAGTTGATCTACAGCATCTACAACAACGTCTGGTTGCCCACCAGTTGCTTCCGCAGTCAGTGTGACAGGAGTTGTTGGATCTCCTAGTTCGATTGTAGGATCATTAACTGACATTGAAGCAGAGTTCACTGTAGTTGTAGTTCCATCAATCTGGAGGTCACCTTTAATAATAACAAGACCACCCGCATCAGTTGTAGGGTCAGGGTCAAGTATTAATTCTTGTACACTGTTTATTGTAGATAATGTATTACCATCTAACTTAAGGTTATCAATTTGGATGTCACCAGTCTGTTGTGTACTACCAGAAATATTGGTTTGTCCATTGAAGGTTACACCATTTTGGAATGTAGTTGTGGAATTAACTGTTAGAGAATCTCCATTGTTAGTTCCTAATGTAACATTGTCATCTACATTTAGATCCTTGATATGTGCAGTTGCAGCAACACCAATACCACCCGCAACTGTAAATGCTGCTGTAGCAACGTTAGAAGCGTCTGTGGTGTCTGCAATATTGACTTGGACACCAGTGCCATAGTTCCAGTCTGCACCCTCTACTTGGATCTTGTCAGAAGTTGTCTCATCATATCTGATAGAAGCATCCTTTGTGTTACCAAAGTTTAGTTTCATATCATCAGCGATACGCAAGTCGGGGGTTCCTGCTACACGCTTGATGTCTAAAACTGCATCTGAGTCGTTGAATGAGAGTTCTACATCTCCTGTAGTTCCAAATTCTAATTCTTGTCCATCTTCGATGACCAACTTACCTGTGCCATTTGCACGGAAGATAAGGTCAGCATCTGTTGTGGAAGTTGTTATTACGTTAGCATTTAACTCAATGTCATCTACTAACCATTGATCTATCTTTGAATTACTATCTACGATAGCAACAGAACTTCCTGTAAGTGTTCCATGCACATGATCGAGCATGTCAGTAAAATATCTACCACCTACAATCTGTGCAGCACCATTGTTATCTCCAACAAATAGTCTATCACCCGCATTTGCTTGGGTTCCGTTTGCTCCAGTAGTAATGGCGAGTTCACCAAACGTAATGGTGCCAGGTGCGGTAGAACCTGTACTCCTTTTTATCAGGATATTTGATGCCATTAGAAGCTACCCCCGTTAATTGTTATGTCGTTTAATACATTTGTGGCGATGAATCTTGTGCTTGATGCGTCATAAACGAGCACTGATCCGTTTGCTAGTCCGCCCTGTGATGTGTCTGTCAAATCTACGTCTGACATTCCGCCAATCGTGCCACCGCCACCACCTGTAGCGACACGTGTGACTCTTGGAACTGATTGGTCTCCAAATCTTAGTCTTGCCATTTAAAGTGTTACCCCCTCAAGAACGCTTACCGATCCTTCTAACACTCTGGACTTAATGCCAGATCCAGAAGTTATTACAACGTCATATACAAACCGTCCACTCTTCATAGCAGCGGTCTGTGAATTAGTCAGAGATAGTTGTACTCTTCCGCTTGTCGCAGGAGATAAAACTGCAGCAGTCACTGTTTGCGAAGTACTACTTGTGTAGTGCTTTTTGATCAAACACGCTGCTGTATATCCAGTTAGGTCAAAATCTGTACCATTATCATTCTCAACCGTAAAGTCGATGATAAAGTCAGCACCTTGATATATTATTAGATTGGATACAGCACTTGCCATTCTCTAAAAGAATTCCCGTATAATATTTAGCTTAACTTTATTTATCCTTCTTCTCTACTAGGGTCTTCAGAAGTGACTTTACTTCATCAAGTTCTGTTCTTAGGTCTTCTAGTGTTCTATCCTTTTTTCTTGCAGCATCCCTTGCTTTAATATATGCATCATACTGTGATGTGTCTGTATTGAGTATTGCATTAGACTCAGGATCCCTGCCGAGAGTTGTATGACCCTCAACAGGAACTAGTTCAATTTCATCTTTCATTACGCTAGAGCGATTCCTCTTAAATCTTTGACTCTTGGTATATATGGTTGTGCGTGGTTGAGTAGACTTATCTTAATTTGGAAACCATCAAACTCTTCTACATCCTCAACTGTATACTCATAGTCAGTAAATTCAACTAAATCGTTATTTGGAATTAGTGAACCTGTATCTGGTACACCTGTACTATTAAAGAATTGGAATGGCAAATCGTCTAGACTATCTGCATATCCAACTGGTACTAATTTAAACATAACCACAATCTTAGATTGTGTCCATATATTAGCAGCAAGCATTACCTTAAGTCCAGTTGCACTCTTTTCCAATCTTGCAACCTTAGTAATGTAGTTACCCGCACACTCAGTTCCAACATTTGCTGTTGGTTCTATATTGTTAATTACGTTTGATGTAGTTATAACATCACATCTAGTTAGGTCAATTACAGGAGATAGGTGTGATACCTCAGAATCCAGATTCAACTCAAGTGTCAATGACTTAACACTATTCATTCTATTAATCTCGTTAATCTGGTTTGCAACTATTTTAGTAGCAGGGAAGTAATTCTCTTCTCCGATAGTAATGTCTTGGAAGTCACTGTCCTTAACAAAGGATACCTCAGCAGATGATCCAGTTGGGAAAGGTCCGCAAGATGTTCCACTAGTTCCTTGAACTCTAGAAATAATGCTAGTACGAGGTTCTACCTGACTCTGTATCTGTGGTGATAGAACATCCCATGGAATATTCTGTGACGCAACAACGTTGCCTCCTCCACCAAATATACCTGTGCCCGCATTTACACCACTAATTTGTAAGTTGTAACTATGTGGACTGTTTATAGATGTAACACCACTACTGTGTGTCTTATTGATCTTAGTTAAAGGTATACCGTCAAAGTTATAGCATTGAACCACTGCACCTACAAGGTGTGCTTTACCAGTTGCAGATCCTGCAACTCCATTATGGTTTCTACCATTTGTAGCAAATGTAATTGTATTCGTGGTAGTATTGATTGCCTGATAAGCAATAATTTCGTCACCACTACCATCTTCCTCTGTACCAAGTATTCTTATAAAACCAGGATTTGTGTTGCTAACTGAACTACCACCTATGGTTGTATGGAATTTATCTGGATCTGTAAGAACAACAGATGAACCATCAGCAGCAAGGTTAGATGCAGATATTTGACTGTCTGCCACCTCAGATATAACACCACTTATCTGTAAGTAGTTAAGTGCTGATTGCATACCATGATTACTGTGGAATACTCTGATCTGATCACTGCCCGCAGTTGTCACAAATGGATTTGTTCTTAGATTAAGGAATCCACCATTACTTTCTCCCAACTCACCATTTTCTAGTATAAGTCTAGATGGTGCTGCTGTTGATGGGAGTGTAAATTCTGCCCTGTAAATCTTGAACATCAAGTCTTCGTACTGTGATGGTGTCCATGTAGATGCGTTCTGTGACTTAAATAGAACACCGATATATGGTTGTTCAGATATCTTCTCTCCAACGTGTGCAGCATCAATAGCATCATTACCTAGTAATGAGATGAATACCTTATACTGGTTTGAGTCAGAAGTTACCACCATCGCATGTTCTGTTCTGTATGGTATGAATACAGGTGCTTTGAATGTAAACGTAGTTGGTTTAGAAGCATCTGTAGATGTAAATACATCTTCTGCCTGTTTTACAACCTTAGAGAATGGTAATATGGTTTGTGTTGGATTACCGTTTTCTACAGTTCTAATATCTACTGCAACAGGAATCTCTTCATCCTTAGTAAAGAAGAACAAGTCAATCTTAGTTAAGAATACACCACCTTCTAGGGTAGAGTCCTCAATTAAGAATGTCTGTGCTAGTGGGTCACACCATCTAGTCTCATCTCTAGATGTTTCTGTGACACTAACTAATGTTCTAGAATCAAACTGATCCTCAGATGTAACTCTTGCATTTCTTACAGATATAATAGTTTCTTGTGTAGTCTGTAAAATACCTGATGAACTAAATTCTGCTTCACCACTAGAATCTGATACACCAACAACTCTACTGTCATTTGATGTGTCACTAAGTCTAAACAGTTTTGTACCAGTCTTGAACTTAAGATTACCAGCTACGTTAGGTGCATCAATGAAGAATGAACCACGAAGATTACCTTTCTTATCTGTAACTAGATCCTTGCTAGAAACTTTTGCAACTGCACCACTAGTCTCTCCAACTAAGTAATCATTTAACTTAGGAGAACCATAGTAACTACCTTTAACTTGATCTGCAAGTGACTTGGTATCAATATTAATAAATGTTAGGTTTGAGGTGTAGTCGGTTGTTGTGCTGATATCAGTCCCATCAAGAGGATTGATTGCAATATTCTCGTTAGGAGCTGATACTCTTGCCTTAAATCTGAATTTACCATTACCTTTTTTAACATAAACTGTCTCACCAATTTGGAACGGAATGTTATTTGTTTGTGAATCTGTGCTTGGATCTTTTACTAGACCAATAATTTTTGGTGTAATAAGTTTCTTAGGTATTGCAATACCATCAAAGAATGCAAAGAATTTTGTTCTTGGTTTAAGTTTCTGACATACAAACTCTATGTTTCTAGAACGCATAAACTGGATATGCTCTACTGATACAACTTTACTACCAAGTGATTGTTGTTCGATAACAGGAGTGACTCTGTATCTTACACCAGTTCTTGCTTGTTTTGTAGTTGTTGTAGTTGTAGTTGTAATAGTTCTACGACGTCTTACTCTACCTTTTCCTCCACCACGCCATGAACCAACTTGTCTGTTTACATCAGTTCCTGTCCATGTTGTCTTCCATGAGTTCCAATGTATAGGAGAGAATCCATTCTGGTCTGCATTGTATTCTCTAACTGTAGTTAAGAAGTTACCTTCTACGACAGGACCTTGGATAGGATTAAGAGATTTTGTATCTACCCAGTTGTCAGACTCTGGATATAACTCTAGATCACCAGTGTATGTGAATACGTTAAATGGGTTTACATTCTCAACAGCAGATGCATATGGTTGGTCAATTAGAACAGATGATGTATAAGGTAATGTAATAATATCATCAGTCTGTTGCACGTTTTGTGATGATGTGCTGTATTGTAGAGGAACCTGAGTTGTATAGTGTGCAGGACGCATTTGTCCTCTCTCAAAGTCAGTTGATACTCTATAATCAGGATGTAATGTATCTGCAGTAGAAAGAGATGCAAAGTTATCTACAATAAAACCATTCTTAAATCTGCTAAGACCACTAGAGTCTCTAATCTCCATATTTGCAGTCTCACTTTCCAATAGTGACAACTGTGTATAGAATTCAAGTGTTTTGATTCTATCTTCTAATACCTGTATATCTCTAAAGGTATATCTCTTGAAGTTTGTCTCTACAATAGTGACATCTTCCTCAACATTAAACACATATGGAGCATAAGATACTGTTGCAAGAAGCATTGCATCTTCTATGTCCTCTGGTGGTTGTGGTCTAGTATTAGGTGCACCTTTTACTATAGAGAATACACTGTCTCTACTGAGGAATAATTTATCAACACGTGGTAGATAATATTGTATGCTTAGTGTTGTTGTATCACTAATGCCAGGTAATCCTACCTCATTATTTGTAAATGCTCTATTATTAAAGTCAAAATATTTTGTAGCAGTTAGTGTGTATGGAGATGCTTGTGATCCACTTCCTCCAAACTGTTCTGGTACAATAGGACGGAAATCAATTACATCTCTAAGTTGAGTTCCCTCGTATTGTGGAATAATTTTATAGTCTGCCTCAGAGTAAGAATCAACTGTATATGGGTTAGATCCGTTTGATGTAAAGAATCTATCAAAGATAACAAGGATTTTATGAGTTGGTTCTGCAAATCCTGCTTTTCTAACAAGTCTAGAATAATCATAGAACTGATCTCTCTGACCACTATCAAGATCAAATGTATCTGTGATATCAGTAGAACCTGGTTGTAGTCCACCAGTTACAATTTTCAATGTTGCATTAGGTGCAGTAATTGTCTCACCATCTGTAAACTTATCGTCCTCTACAGGAATGAAGTAAATCACATTACCAGTTGTAGATACTATTCTCGCTCTAGATCCAGATGCATCACCTTGAATTACATCGTCTATTGCAAGACTTCCTAGTAAGTTTGTGTATTGTAAGTTAGGTATGACAGCAGAGTTAGAATCTGTAGACTCATATATTGCCTTAATTTTAATTACATCAGCACAACCTAAAGATATAGAACTATCTTCAACCCTAGTTCCAAATCCACCAGTTACTTGGTTTAAACCATTTGCTGATCCTAGAGAATCATTTATCTCTAGAACTTTCATTCTTTGTGTAGTTTTTGCCTTACCAGATCTATCTGCACTTGATACAGTTCCAATAACATCAATAGAACTTACACCACTTAGACCTTGTAGTGCTAAGTCTTCTGTATTTGTTGTATCACCATTAATTGTAAATCCATTGTTAGCAGACATGATATCGCCCGCACCTGATCCTGCAGTAACAATAACTAAGAAGTCATCGTTATTTGCTCCATTGATCCATTTTAAACCAGATCCTGCAGTAGCAGTAGCATTACCACCACTAACACTAATACCAGTAACACTTACTCTAAAACGTCCTGATGGATTGATTGTATTGTTATTATTAGTATTTTTAACAGCAGAATATCCTAAAGGAGTCAATAGTTGCTTCTTATTTGCTTCTTTTAATTCTGGTCTTGTTCTAACAACAGGACTTGTAAGTGCACCATCAGCAATGTTATTTGATGTTAACGATTGAATAGTAAATGTAAAGTTATTATTTACAGTTACAACCTTTGCTCTATGTGCTAAGTTATTGTTTGAGAACTCTACAACGTCTCCTATTCTCAATTGAGACTTAAAGTTAGACAGTGTAGATGAGATTGTTCCTGTAGCACTTGTACCAGTTCCTGATACAGAACTAAGAATAGGACCTGAACCAGGCAATGCTACCTTAACATCTAATACTGCATCAGCAGTTCCACCACCAGTTGCAAAATGATATTGTTTTACATCACCAAATCCAAATGTTCTTATCGCACTAATAGTTCCATAAGTTGCACCTGACGCATTATTTTTCTTAAGAACTTCTCCTGATACAAATGTACCAGTAACACCATATAAAAATGTTGTAGTGCTTGATGATACTGCTGCAGCAAGGAATCCTGTAGCACCACTAGTAGCACCTACAACTAGGTCTCCTTGACTACCACTAGTAGATCCAGTGGTTATTTGTGTATAAAACTGTGTATCAATAAAGTTTGCACGATATACTGTAGAAGAATCTCCTGCAATGTTACCAGACTCAAATGCAAAGTTAACAACTCTTGACCTACCAATTGTTTGCCCTGCTGCTGTGCCAGGTGTTGATGTCTCTAGATCTTGTAAATTTATTGTCTCATATAATCTAGGTGCTTCATGTAAATTTGTCATAAAGACAAAGTTACCAAAGTCTGATGTCAGTGTTTTGTTTGATTCAGTAGTAAAACTTCTTGGTTTATCTACATCTTTATACGTTGTAGATAATCTCTCTGTTCTATAACCTTGTACATATGCACAACCAGAGGATAATTGTAAGGATATCTTGTCCTCAGAAGGAGTTGCACCACTAGATGTTAGATCTGCTGCTTCGTATATACCATTATTAAATCCATCATTTAGATTTTCTCTAGCATCTATCTTAAATTTCTTAACATAGTAATTACCAGATTCCTCTTTTGTTCTAGTAGCAAGAATATCATTGATAAAACCTAGATCACTACGTTCTACTTTCTTCTCAATCTTACCAGTGTCAGTCCTTAGTAATTCTATAAAGTCAGCAGAGTTAGGTGCTGTTGTTAATTTCTTAACTAAGGTAAGAGTAATTTTAAATCTATCTGCACCAGGTGCTGAGAAGTTTGTGCTACCAATAGCATTATCATATAAACTTGCGTCTTCATCAGCAGTTATAATTCTCTCTTCTACTTTTAATCCTACTTTGTATGATGGTTCTGTGCCATACTGATCTAGTATGACTGTCTGTGCTGCAACATTAACAAAATATCCTCTTGTGAAGAATACTCCTGCACCTACACTAGCAGTAGATCCTCTCGATGTAGAGGATGAGTTAAGCAACTGTGCTAAAGGTGTACCAGAAGCGATAGTTGTCGATGCGTATGTTATATCAGTCTCACAAACAAATGTTTCTCCATCTGTAAATGTGCTAGTAACGTTATCTTCCGCTTTTTGTAAGTAGTTAAGATAAAATGTTATCTGACTTTTAGATGATGTATTAGAACTAATAGAGAATAGAATACGGGCACGAACACCAGAGGTAGATCCTTTAATAATCTGTCCATCTAATGCAGTTCTATAATTCTCTACGTCTAGGTTGAGGTAATTGTTCTGAATCAAGATACATGGCACATCCTTGTTCAGAGTAATACCGCCAGGCACCACCATAGAACCTTCTTTATAGACACCTTGACCGAACGTGTCTATCTGATCTTGCAATAAAGTTTGCAGTGTTGTAAGTTCTCTTGCTTGGACTGGGAAACCAGGCTTAAAAAGAACCTTTAAGAACCCCTTGCTTTTGTCGAAATCATCGAAGTAAGGAGCTATGTTGAGGTTTGTATTCTGTGCCATTTAGAATTCAATTACTACTTTTAGCTCTTCGTTTTGGTCTGCCGAACGAGTGATCGGGATCCTATTATCTAGGTATAATATTTCACCTGAGTTTAGTTCAATTTCTTCGTTGGCATAACCTTGAACAAATGATAAACCTAACTCGTAAACAGATACACCAATAGTTATCTGTGTCAACGGAACTGAGGAAGTTCCAAATGTGCTGTCTGGAGTTGCAGTATAAGAGTTTGTAGATCCAGTAATCTGATTAGAACCAGAAAACGGAATTACATCACCATTGACAGTACCATCAGTCTCATCCTGATAGTATTTTAAGACTTTAGTTATTGTATCATATGATACAACTAATCCTTTTGCATTAGTTGTTGCTTGAGTGATAGTCTCACCAGCTACAAATGTTCCACTAGGTGTTCCTGCACCTGATTGTGGGAATATCAATGCCTTCACCGCAGATCTAGTATTCTGACTACAAATAGTTGTTGTGTTATAATCAGTAGGATTTAATACAAGACCAACTCTTCTGTAAGTCAAGTCATTAGGGAAGTCAACAAATGCACTAGTAGTTTCTAACTTACTAGCAAACATAAGACGATATGCACCTAATTCTCTTACAGAATCAAAACCATGTCCACCGTTAGGAGGAAGAATAACGTCAAGATTAGCGTTAGTTCCATTACCAATGTTAGGAATAAGACTTACATCAATAGATGCAAAACTATATCCAGAACCCGCTTGAGTTATTGTGACGGATGATACAGAACCAGATACTACAATCACTGTACATAGTGCTTGAGTTCCACCGTTAATATTATAATCACCACGAATAGGAACGTTAGTGAATGTTCCATTGTTATAACCAGATCCTGCATTCTCAATAACAACAGTATCAACAGATCCTGAGTTTGCTGCAGATTTTACAAGTGAGTTTGACAATACAGGAATAAATTCTGTAGTAACAAACTTTAGAATATTATCAGCATCAATAGTATAAAGATATTTCCAACGATAGGAATATACGCCAGGTGAATCTGATGTCTCAATAATAGTTGTCGATGTTCCTGTAGGTTCTACCAATGAGGGGCGTCCTCTTGGGAAGTCAGGGTTTTGACCATTGTATAGACACTTGTAGACATTAAAGTCTGAGTTCATAACATAGAAGTTACTGTCATACAGTCTAGAAGAACCGTTTGCAGTAGTTTTTGTTGGTGCATAATCAGGTTTATACATTGAGTATGTACGTCCTACTCCACCAGTTGTTTTTGCAGGATCTATCCAGTCAACTCTTGGTATTACCAGAGCAGTATCGGATATGTCAACACGCTTAAATGCAACGGAGTCACCATAAGAAGTTCTCGCATACTCGAAACTATCAAGAGGTTCTCCTGTAGGTGGTACATCTGTACTACCCCAAGTCTTTGCTCTACCGACAAACATATACACCTTATTGGTGGTCTGCAAGGTATCTCTAAAGCTTTCAGCAGCGTATATTCTAAAATTGTCTGTAACTAATGCCATCGCAATATAAGCTTTATTGGTTATTTATAATGATCTCAGACGAACTTCTGGGCAAACACTGGTGTTTCCGCTTGTTGTCCGCGAGAATGGAAACTCTACAGTAAATGTATTGCTTCCAGTAACGGTAACTGTGTAAGTTCCGTTGATTCCATCACCACTACCAGATCCAATATCAAAGTCTAAGACTATTCTCTGACCTGTAGTGAAATTGTGGTTAGATGATGTAGAAACTGTACATGTGGTTCCTGACGAATTATATGTACCAGTCAATACTGTGTGAATTGATGCTGTAGTTCCTTCATGTCCTCTACCATTTGTAGCGACTGTCAATGTATTTGATGAAGTATTTTTAGATGCATACAATATTCTTTCACATGACCAAACTTGTTCAACAGTATTGTAGAATGGAACTAATACCTCACCTTCGTCAGGGAATCCATTTTTCTGTGTAGAATTAAAGTATACATTTTTTAGATTTAATGTAGTTCCACTAGATGATAATGTGGATGTCAAATATGTTATACCAAGTGACAGTGAGTTGGATAAAATTCTATCTCTTTGTCTTCTTTCTAGTGCTAGAGGATGCACAGCAATAACAGTCGGTGCACTGGTATATCCAGCTCCACCCTTTAGATTTATAACTGATAAAACCTTACCACTTCCAGTCTCAATAGTAGTCTCAGCAGACGCACCATCTCCACCTCCACCTTGGAATAATAGGATAGGTGGAACCTCATAGTTAGATCCTACATTTGTTATATTGACCTGTGTTACTTGTCCGCCAGTAACGACTGCTGTAAATTCTGCAGTGCTTGGTTTTAGACCTGTATACTCGTAACTGTCAATAGTGGTAGAACTTGATACAGTAGCAACTAAACGATCTGAACCCTCACTAGAGATCTTAACTCTGTCGCCAGGATCTATAGAGTTGAATGTATTGCTTATCAATATATCGTTTGGACTACCTGTGTAGATGAATAGAATACAATCAGATCCTGCTCTAGGTGCTTCGCTAAACTCAATGATAGATCCTGTCAATGTATATGCAACGCCAGGTTCTTGATATACACCATTTAAGAATATGAGTAAGTTGTTTTGTGCTTGTACAGCAGCGTTATCACTTTCTAATGAGAATGGTTCAGTATTCTCTTTCATGGTAAATGTCTTTTTCTTATTATCAAAGAATGGTTCAATAGCATCTAACTGTGTCAATTTACCAAAGTAGAATCCATAGAAGTCCATACCCGCTAGAGGTGCCTCAGTAAATGTAATTGTGCTACCTGTGTAGTTGTATGCCTTAGAACTACCCTTAATCTGTAAGGTGCTGTTCAAGAAAATTAAGAAGTTGTCATTTGCGGGCAATACTTGTGTTGATCCACCAGACAGTGTAGTAAATGTAGTATCACTACCATCAAATGTTACATCACCAACGTTTATCTGGAAGAATGGTTGTACTGAATTTGTTCTGGTAATACCATTTAAGTTACCACTATTAGTTCCAACATTTACTGTGATTGTTGTCGCTGTAACCGCAGTAATAGCAACTGCTGTATTATATGCAGGATCGCTTGTTCGTGGGTAAGTATGGTTCGTTGCATTGTTATCATTGGCACATGTGAATGTCATTGAGTTGGCGGAGATTGTCACTGTATCACTTGTTGTGAGTGAGTGAGATCCAATCGTCATCTCCATAAGACCTGTAGTATTGTCGTATGTTGTTGGAGCAACAGCAGTGAAAGGTCCGCTACCACCACCAGTAACTGTGATGTTATTAGATGTGGAACTTACGAATGTGTGAGCACCAGTTCCTACTGCCTGAGTTACAATCGCCCATAATGTAGATATTGTTGATGCAGTATCGACACAGCATGCCTCGGAGTATGTTGTGCTACCAGAGTCATTACTAATTGTATTGTCTTTGATTTGTGCACCAACAGTGTCACCATTCGTAGTAACTGTAAGGTTACGCATTACCTGACGACAAATATCTCTAGCATGATTGAATACCTGTACAGACTCACCTTCTTCACCATTTAGATGAACAGTTCCAACATAGAAATTAGCAGCATCATATGTTGCATCGTTTCCACCAAATTCTACGTTATCTGCAACTGCATCTATTAGTAACTTTGTATCACGAATACACTTGGTCTTGTAGATGCCAGAGAATGATGGGTTGTCTGCTTGCATTCTACCATATGCAGTTGTAGCAATAAATTCTTGATTGAGTCTAAGTAGATTTCCTGCATCTGCAACTTTGCTATACTTATATACACCATAACTGACAACTGCTCGTGTGACAGCTGTAGAAGTGGCACTCACAAATGTATGTGTTGATGTATCAGATGATACACCTACGTTGACTGTAAATGTATCTGCGGTTACAGCGTCAATAGTATGCCATGCACCTTCTGATGGATCTCCAACTCTAGGATATGTGTGCTGTGTAGCATTGTTGTCTAGACCACATGTAAATGTTAATGAGTTATTAGCAAAGAATATTCTGTCACCTTTGATTAATGGATGACCAGTTACTGTCAAGACCATTTCACCTGTGCTAGGTGTGTAAGTAATATCTGATGGTTGGAATTGGTATGTTGACAATCCTTGCCATGCATGTGTGTCAGTGTTTGTAGGTGATGTTCCGTTTAA